ATGAACATGACTGAACAGTACGTACAAAACGAGCCCAGCCGTACAGAGGTCGACGCCATGCAGGGGCCGCTGCTGCTGGAGTTCGGCACTGCCTGGTGCGGCCACTGCCGAGCAGCTCAGCCACTACTGGCAAAGGCCCTGGCTGAGCGCAGCGGCATTTGTCATCTGAAGATCGAGGACGGCCCGGGCCGCCCGCTGGGACGCTCGTTTCGGGTCAAGCTCTGGCCGACCCTGATCCTGCTGAAGAATGGCCAGGAGCTCGCGCGCGTCGTGCGCCCGCTGAACGAGCAGGCGATCGAGCAGGCGCTAGGCGAGACGGGGAAGGGATGAGAGAGACAGTTCGCGAGCCACCTGCCGCGCAGCGCTCTTCGAGGCGAGAAGGCATGCTCGCCTCCATAGCCCGGCGAGGCGTGGCATAATCCGCCGTCCAGTTTTGCAGGAGTCTTGGAGAGTCGTTTATGTCCGAATCAGATCAGCGGTTGTGCCTATACGGAATCAAAGCCTGGGACGCCGCACGGCTCAGGCTCAACGCCTAGTGCCGCGCGGCTTTCGGCCATTTTCCACGCTAAAAAATCCGCTCTTTTGCGCAATCTCCCGCGCCAACAGAATCAAACACTTACGTTTGCGTTTTGGGGAAGGAATTTCCCCTATCTCAGCCCGTCCGGGCAAATCTAATTCCCCTTCACTGCGTCATACGCTTTCTCGCACGCAGACCCAGCTATTCCCCGCTCGTCGGCGACTCCAGCATAGAGTTGAGCAGCCTCTCCAACCCTGCCGAACACGTCGGCTCGCACTCGGGCGGCGTCTTCGGCTGCCTGGCTGAGCTGGGCAGTGATGGCATTGCCGGCGTTACGACTGCGCTGCTCAGCTGCTGCGAGGCGCAACTTGAGCCGCTCAAGAGCACTACCAGCGCGCTCAGCATCAGTACGCGCTGCAGCCAGTTGTTCCTGTGCCTCTGCATCTGCCTTCTCCGTTGCGGCCTGGCGCCGCTGGTTTTCCTGCATGACGTACAGCGCAGCGCGGCGGTCGCGCTCGCTGACTTCGGTGCGGTAGTCGGCGAGTTCGGCTTGTGCCTTCGAGGCTACAGACTGCGCCGATAGCACCCGGACCTGCTGCCCGCCGGCCACAACAGCCAGAGCCAGCACCCACCAGGCCCAGCTGGGCACGAACTTCAGCCAGGCGGTCATTTCCGGCCGCCGTGCTCGAGCGAGAAGTGATTGCCGTCGTTGAAGCGCCCGCCCCAACTCCCACCGATCGACTCCCAGAACTCGCCAAGCTCCCGGTAGTCCTCGCTGGCGGTCATGTACTTGCCGCCCTTGAACAGGTTGAAGTCAACAGCCAAGCGCTCTTTGTGCAAGGAGACGGCCGAGCTGTACGATTTCTTCTCCCCAACGGCCCCGTGTACCCGCGGGTCGCGGTAGGCGTCACCAAATGTCAGCTCGTAGCCATTCGCATAGGCGAAGTCGATCAACCGCGCGATCATCTGAGTGAACGCACGCTGTTTTTGTCCAAGGGTCATAGTTTTCTCCAGGCAAAGCGGGTCGCGAGAGCGGGCGCTATGGCTCGCTCCCGTATTTCAGAGAGGGTCATAAATAAATCCTGGTTAAAGGGTTATGATCCTGCCTCCACATGCACGGAGGCAGAAACTATGGCGCTGGTACTGGCTCGCCGAAAGGGCGACGAAATCAAATTGACGCTGGACCCTGAATACACCCAGGACGACCTGTACGAGCTGGTCACGAACGGCATTGTGCTCACCGTGACCAATACGGAATCCAATCTCGTCAAATTGTCGTTTAAGGGACCTAAGTCGATCGTCATCCTGCGTGCCGAGCTGATTGAGGGCTGAATCAGTCGCAGGGCTGGCGGGCAACTAGTTCTCCAGGAACGTCAGAACGTTTGACGGCGGGCTCTCGCCGGCGCTGTTCCACGCCGTTGCGTAGAAATACTGTATCACGCCGTCCGAAACGCCATTGACACGCACCGAAGTGCCTGTTGTCTCTGCCTGCAGCACGTAACCGCCTGTGTCGGATCGCATGTAAATTCGGTAGCCGAGCGGCGGGCTGCCTGACTGAGGGGCCTGCCAGGCAAACACGTAGTACAGCAGCGGGTCTCTCCCCCAGCTGGTGCGCTCGAAGGATGTCGGCGCAGACGGTGCCACCAGCGGCGCGCGGGGAAACCCCGCCACCACACCGGGCATCATGCTGCCACCGTTTGGCCGATCACGTCCCATACATTTGCGGCCACCCGCTTGAGCGTCACGGTCATGTTGTTGGTCAGCACGAGCGTTCCGCCGCTTGGCGCGTTGAGTGTCACACCCGACCCAGCAACCAGAGTCAGGTTTGCAGCGGCAGCCCGACGAATCGTTAGTTCGGTGTTATCCGCCCACGCAACCGAGGATTGTGGCGCGATGGTGTAAGTGCTGGCCCCGGTGTTTGTGAAGCGCTGGTACTGGCCAGCGTCCGTGATCAATGAAGTTTGTGCGGTGGCGGCTTTTGTAATCACTGCCGAGATGTTCTTTTTTGCGTCCAGAGCTTCCTGAACAATGCTGCCGGTGCCGAGGATGCTGCGGCTGGTATATATCTCTAACTTTAAGTCTTCCAGAGAGGTTCCAAGACTGGTTAGCCACCAAAGACGCTGCGATGACGTGCCATAAGCAAGGGCGCTGGAAAGAGTCCCCGCCGGACCAATGAGGTAGTTGTTCTTTAGAACTATGCCGTAGTCCCCATCAGTGAAAACGGAGGGTGTGTTTCCACCACTAACCCGGCGCTGGAGTACGTGGAATCCAGATTCGAGCGCATCCAAGCTGGCAGTTGTGGTGTTGTTACGCCCACCTAATCCAAAAGCCCCCACCGCCATCAGCGCCCCGGCAGTGGTATCGGTTGGGCGGGTCTGCTTAACGAGGTTGCCGGTGTGCCAGAGCGTCCTAACTGGCGTGAACACGCCGGGGCTGAGGCTGGAGCGAACGTAGTAGTTCTCGGTCGTAGAAATTGGCGCTGCGAACTGGAACTTCCTGTCATTGGTAGTGCCGTCTTGGCTGTAGTTGATATTCAGGTACATAGCCTGCGCACCAGACCCGAACGCATCCGTAGCATCGCGGTACATGCCGGTTGGTAGGTATGCAGTGTTGGCGCCAATCACTGGGGTGTTTCCCACCCCAAACAACGCCATCGCCGCCTTCACATGCGCCGTGGTCGCAATCGACGTGTCGTTGTCATCAGCGGCCTGCGTGGGCGCAGTGGGGTTGCCGGTCAGCGCAGGCGATGCCAGCGGAGCTTTCAGTCCCAGCTGCGCCTGAATCTTTCCGAATGCCGAAAGCACGCTATCCGTCGCGGCCACTGCAGCCGAGCTGGCAAACGACAGCCCGGTCAAGACGGCGTTACGAACGCGACTTTCGCTGAAATAAAGATTCGTCGAGCCTTCGGTCAGCGCGTCGGTGGTGCCGGGTGATGGGTTTATCTCGGCATACGCCGAGCCGGTCCAGCGGTACTGGCGAGTTGGGTTCGCGGCTGTGCCCTGGTTGATGGCAATGTAGATTTTCCCGCCTTCTCCAACGGCGGGAAAGTTAGCGAGCGACTGGAACTCTAGTACATCGTCGACGTAGCTGGGCAGTTGGCTGGCCGGGATCATAGCGAACTGGTCGAGCGTAGCAACGCCGCCAGACACACCGCGCTCGGACGTGTTGATCTTACCGTCGAGGGCCGTTTGCAGCCCGGTCACGGTGCTGATTGCCTGCGTGCCGGTGTGAGTCGTTCGGTCGCGCAGCTGGGCATCCGTGGCATTCGCCGTGGCGCCGGTAGCGATGCCGTCGAGCTTCGTCTTCATCGCGCTGGCAGCCCACCAAGCGGCGATCGCTTGGAACACGCGCTGAGCGGTCCAGGCTCGGCGAGTCGTAGCGGTGCCGGCTTCAGCTTCGGCCTGGGTGACGGTCGAGGCCGTCCATTCGCGGGCGTCAGTGAGCCGGCTGTCGTTTGTCGCAATGCCCAACTGCTTGACGGTGTTGTCGCTGTGCTTGGTGTATAGCTTGGCGTCGGCGGTATTGACCGCCAGTTCGCCAATTTCGAGGTCGGTTGCAAGCGGGACTTTAGCCGCCACGGTCGACTTCTTGGTGAGTACGCGCGCCATATTGATGGGCTCCTAGCGGGATTAGAAGGTGCCGCCGTCGACCAGCTCGACAGCCAGGGTGACGAAGCCATTGCTGGCGTCTTTGGTCATTGCCATTGAGGCGTTCATGCGAAGCACGCCGTCGGTGCCATCGGTGCCCCAGAGGTAACCGGAAGTCCCGCCAGCCACTACGGCGACCTTCTCATCCGCAGTCCCTTCTGGAATGTTCAGCGCTGTCTTGAATGCGTTGAAGGTGAGCTTCTTCTCCTTCTGCCCGGCCACCTCGCTGGCGTCGTGGATGATCAGAAGGTCTGTTGCGCCATCGATCGCGGCCAGAGTGGTGAGGTCGTCGATTGCCGGAACGACTGGCAGCTTCGTTGTGGCGTCGGTCGCGACGTGCAGAGTTCCGCGGTCAGTGGTGACCATCGGCTCGCCGGCCAACATTCCAGAGGTAGGCAGGTTGGCCTTGATGCCGCGTTTCAGCTGAAGACGTGTTGCCATTGGTGTGATTCCTTAATTGAAGGTGCCGCCGTCGATGGTTTGCAGGTCGAGGTTGGCGCGCGCCTCGGCCTTGGCTTGTTCGGTCGTGAGTTCGGAGAAGCGGTTGCCAACCTGGAAGAAGTCGCCAGTTGCGGAGTTGACGCCGGGCGGCCCCTGCTCGCCGGCCATGACGACGACCGTCTCGGCGTCTGGCTCAAGGCCGACGGCGTATTCCGCGCCAGCCTCGATGACCAGCACCTCGGGGTCACCGCAGATCGCGACCGTGCTCATACGGTCACCTCTCGACTGACGGTGACGGCTCCCTGCAGGTAGCGTTGAACGGTGCCGTCGGGGTACTGGACTTCGAGGTCATAGACGGCATTGGTCCACGCCAGCGCTGCGGTTTGCGTGGCGCTCAGGGTGCGGGTGATCGTGCCTGGGCCGGAGATGGCCAGGCCGCCATTCTCCGTAGTCAGCTCGAGCAGCACCGCGCCGCCGAACTGCTCGCGAACCTGCATGCGCGCCGTGGCGCCGGTCAGGTCAACGGGCGGTTTGTAGATTAGTTGGCCGCCGCTCGGGGCGAGGCCGAAGGCGGACAGCGCATTGATTTCCAGCGTGGCGGGGTCAATGACCTTCACGCGGTGCGGCTTCTCAGTGCGTGGCGCGCGGTTGACGCCCTGCATGCCGCTCACACCCGCGACCCATACAAGCCAGTCGCCCGGTAGGCCGTGGTCGACGGTGAGGTGCAGTGGCGAGCCGCCGAGCGAGGCGATGGGCCGGTATTCGTAGCGCGGCTGCATCAGCCGCAGGCTGTCGCGCAGGGTCGAACCCTGCTCGATGCGCAGATCGTGTTTCGCTGGCTGCATGGTTGCTCCGGGCGTGGGAGACGTCAGACGAATCCGAGCAATTGGATGGTCGGGTGGTCGACGGAACGCTTGGTATCAAGCGTCATGGGGTTGAATACCGCGGTCGCGGTCACGTTTCTGTTCGCAGATGCGAGTGCACCGACCGGGCCGGAAGGCGTCAGCACGGTGGTCATGAACCGCTCCGTACTCGTGAGCACGGTCAGCGCGCGAGCCTTCTGGCAGTTGGTCGTCAGGCTGACAGCCATGCTGCCGCCGAATTTCGGCCTGTCCGGCGCTCGCTGTTTCGTAGTGTCCTGCGGAGCAGAGGCGTTGATTGAAGTGATGCGGGCGAAGTCGTCAACGATTTGCCAGCTGGTTTCGACTGATTCTTTGGTCGAGCTACCTATGCCGGTCACGGTCTCGTAGTCGTAGTAGTCGATGCTGCCCGGCCAGATCGGTGTCCCGAACTCTTCATCGTTCTCCACCGATGCGGTTCGCTTCATATCATCCCGCCCCGTCAGCACCACGGAGGCGGCGCCAGCGTAGAGGCGAATGGAATATTCGCGCGCGCGGGTGTAGTCGATACGCCAGATTTCGTGGTTGTACGTGGTGTCTTCGGGCTGCCATTTCTCGGCGTGAGAGCCAGCCGGGTCCGATGACTGCGTGACCTGGTGCGAGTGATCGCAGCGCACCAGCTGAGCGCCGCTCGCGGTAAGCCAGCCACCGACCACCATGCCGATTCGCTCGAAGCCCTCTGCCATCGAACCAACATGCGGGTACGGGTACAGGCCGGCACCGGTCGAATACTCGGGCGGAATCGGCGTCAGCTCCAGGCCACCCGTTGCTGAGCTGAGCCTTGCTGAGCTGCGGTCAGAGGTGCGGTTGTAGGTGTATGTGCCGAGGCAATCCGGCGTGCTTGCCACCGCGGTGTAGCTGAGCGTCAAACTGCCGTCCGGCTCCTCGCCGATCTGAACGATGATGACGCCAGTAATGAACACGTACCCACTGGCATTGCCGACCGTGGCCATCAGCCGTTTGCGTCCGTCGTTCGACCGGTCGATTTGGTCCATCCGAATCATGGGGCTGATATTCGAGCCGTCGACCGGATTGACCAGCAAGCCAACCCCCGCCAGCAACGCGGCGCGATCAAACGTGGCTGTCGCGACCTCTACCCCGCCCTCGGTCAGTACGAGTTCATTCGGCCGATCCAGCCCCCACGACACGCGCAGCCGCCTGGTAACCCCGCCAACCCGGGTTTCCAGTGCGGTTACATCAAGCAGGCAACGCCCAAGCGATTCCGCGCCGGCGTCAAACAGGCACTGTGAGGGCGGTGGATCAGG